AACGCGGCGCGGCTGGCCAGCTGGGTGCTGTTCACGGGGGCGGGCGAGCCTTATGCCGTGCTGGGCCTTTCCCATACCGGCCAAGCGGGGGTGGCGGCGGCAGCCTTGCTGGCGCGCGATCACCGCCGCTATCGTCGCCCGCTGGCCGAGGCCGCCGCGCGCATGCGCGCCGGGATTGGAAGCTGGGCCAGCGAAACGGGCGTGCGCCGCATCGAGGCGCGCGCCTGGGCCAGCCACCCGACAGCCGCCGCGCTGCTGGCCGGGATCGGCTTTGCCCCCGAGGCGGCGATGCCGGGCTTCGGCCCGGATGGCCGCGAAATCTTCGTCCAGTACGCCTGGACGGCCTGTCTGCCTGAAGCTGCCTCTCACCCGAACCAGAGGAAGGACAAGCCATGTGCTTTGGCGGAAGCGTGAAAACCCCGGCGGCAACCCATGTTGCCGCGACGGACAACCGGGAGGCGGTGCAACAGGCCGACCTCGAGGCGCGGTTGCGCCGCCGTCGTGCCGGGGCGGCGGCCAATGTGCTGACCGGGCAGACCGGCATTCCGGTCACCAACCAGATGGGCGGTGTGGCATGATGATGCCGGGCCGCATTCGCGAAAAAGCGCCGGAGGCCGAGGAGGCGATCCGGCGCTGGAGCGAGCTGAAAACCGAGCGGGCCAAGCATGAGGGCGACTGGGAGGACATTGCCCGGTTGATCCGCCCGCAGCGGGGCGGGTTTTCGTCGGATGATCCGATGGGGCGGCAGCTGGAAAAGCCGCTGTCGTCGGCGCCGATCATGGCGCAGCTGAACTTTGCCAGCGGGCTTTACGGCACGCTGACGAACCCTGCGAACCGCTGGTTCGGCTTTGCGACCGACGATGACGATCTGAACGCCTGGCACCCGATGAAACTGTGGCTCGATGCCACCACGACGCGGGTGCTGAACAGCTTCGGGCCGAGCGTGTCGAGCTTCTACCCGGCCACGACGCAGGTGTTTTCGGATCTGTCGGCCTTCGGCAATGCCGCGCAGTATGATGAGGTGTCGCCCGAGAACCGCAAGATCCTCGACGTGACGCTGTCTTTGGCCGAGGTGGCCTATGACATCGATGGCTGGGGGCAGGTTTGGGAAGTGGTGCGCCGGTTCCAGCTGCGCCCGCGTGCCGCGGTGGCGATGTTTCAGGGCGCGGTGCCGCCGAAAGTGGCGGAGATGGCCGAAAAGGGCGCCACTGATAAGCTGACCTTCTATCACCATGTGCTGAAGAACGTCGACTGGCGCAGGGGATCGCTGGGCCCGCGCGGCAAGCGCTGGCTGTCGCGCTATGTGTGCGAGGTGGAGCACAGCCTGCTGCGCGAAAGCGGCTATGAGGAAATGCCGTTTTTCGCGCCGCGGTGGGATGTGGAAACCGGCGCGATCTACGGCACCGGGCCGGGCTTCGTGGCGCTGGCCAGCACCCGATCGTATCAGCGGATGCACCATGCCACGCTGACCGCGGCGCAGCTGGGGGCCGAAGGCGTGCTTCTGGCGCCCGACAAGGGTGATTGGCCGCTCGATGGCAAGGTGCGCCCGGGCGGGGTGATCTACAACGGCATCGGGCCGCGCGGGCAGCGGATGGTGGATGTGCTGAACCCGGCACAGGGCATTACCCTGACCCTGCAGGAAAAGCAGCAGATGATCGAAGAGATCCGCGATGCGTTCAACTTCACGCTGATGAACCTTGCGGGCCGCACCGGCATGACCGCCACCGAGGTGATGACGATCAACGAGGAAAAGGCGCGGCTCTGGGCGCCGCATCAGGGACGGGTGCAGGAGGAGTTTCTGGCCCGCAAGGTGCAGCGGCGGTTTTCGATGCTGTGGCGCGCGGGGCAGTTGCCGCCGCCTCCGCCCGAGGCCGGTGGGGCAAGCCTGCAGGTGACCTATCAATCGGCGGCGGCCGCGGCGGCGAAGAGTGGCCAGGGCGCATCGACGGTGCGGCTTTTGGAAACGCTGATGCCGCTTGCGCAGATCGATCCGCGTGTGCGCGACCGGATCGACGCGGACGGCGTGGCCGAGGTGCTGGCCGAGGCCTATGGCACGCCCGCGAAGGTGCTGCGCTCGCGCGAGGTGGCTGACCAGCTGGCGGCGCAGCGGGCCCAGCAAGAGCAGGCCGCCATGGCGTTGCAAATGGCGCAGGCGGGCGCCGGTGCCATGAAGGACGCCGCGCAGGCAGGCGCCGCGCTTTCGCCTGACATGATGGGGGGCGCAGGCGCATGAAGATCTTCGATCGGCTGCTGACCCTGCGCACCTTCTTTGCCGGTCGTCGCGAGGCGGCCGACATGGCGCGGCGCTGGCGCAAGGCGGCCGAGCTGAACCCGAAATTGCGCGAGGATCTGCTGATCCTTGGCCGCGTGGCCGAAATTGTGCCCATGGCGCGGGGGGAAACCCCCGATCCGATCGACCCGGAGATGATCCTTTACGAAAAGGGCCGCCGGGATCTGGCGCTGCAGCTGCTGGCGCTGATGAACGTCACCTACACCGATCTGAACACCCTGCTGATGGAGACCGACGATGCGTAACCGCATGCCCTGGCTGATGGCCATTTCCCTGCCCCTGCCCCTTTGGGCCCCCGAAGACGGCACCCCGCCCGGTGGCGGCGATCCGACGCCCCCGCCGGGCAATGCTGCGCCACCCGCCGCGCCGCCCGCCGCGCCGCCGTCTGACGGCGCGCCGCAGCCGAAGTGGTTCGAAGGTGCGGATCTGCTGACCGCGGACGAGCGCGCCTGGCTGGGCGCGAAGGGCCTGACGCTCGACGATCCGGCGGAGGCGGCCGCGAAGCTTCTGCGCGGGCACCGCAGCGCCGAGCAATTCATCGGCAAGGGTGTCGAGAAGATCATCGAGCGCCCGGCCGATGGGCAGGACTATGGCGAATGGGCCCGCGCGAATGCCAAGGCGCTGGGGCTGCCCGATGCGCCCGAGGGATATGATCTGGCGCCGCCCGACAGCTGGCCGAAGGACATGCCTTGGGACAAAGGGTTTGAAGATCAGTTTCGCGAGTTCGCGCACAAATCCGGCATGCCGCCCGCCATGGCCAAGGCTGCGGTTGGGATCTATGCCGGGAAGATGCAGGCGCTTGCCGCCGATGCCGACGCCAAGTTTGCCGAGGCGAACACCAAGATGATGGCCGAGCTCGAGCGCGACTACGGCGACAAGGTGCCCGCGGTGCTGGCGCGGGCCAAGCAGGGCGCGCAGGCGATTGCCGAAAAGGCGGGGTTTGATGCCGAGGCGCTTGCCTCTCTGACGAACCGGATCACGAAAGACGCCGGTGGCGACGCCATGGCGATCAAGTTCATGGCCGCGATCGGCGAGCTTCTGGGCGAGGACACCGGTGTTGGGCTGGGCAACGGCAATGGCGCTGGCTTCGGCCCGACGCGAGCGGATGCCGAGGCGGCGCTGGCCGAGTTCACCAAGGCTGATGGGGAATGGGCGAAGGCTTCGGCGGCACGCGATCTGGCCGCGATCACGCGGCTGCGGCCGAAGTTCGACGCGCTGACGAAGCAGTTGGCCGCGTTCACGAAGTAGGGAAACCAAAGTTGCGGCGCTCAATCGCCCCGGTTCGCCGGGGCGAAAAACTGCTTTTGTATCGCTAGCGCACCGGAATTTTCCTCTTCTACGCCCTCGGTGTAGAACATGGGCACTTGCCGCCAAACTCCGCCCGCTTCCTCGCGAAGATAGAACCCGCCACGCGAAAGAATTTTATTACTGCCAAAAACCATTCCTGGCCGGACGTAGATGTAGCAAGCGTGATCAACCCATTTAGCCTTCGGAGAGGTTAAAGCACAGTCGGCAGATTGCGCGTTGGCCCCACCGGAGCAAATGACCGCAATCGCCAAGGTAGCTGCAAATTTTCTCATGTGGGAATCGCCCATGTTGACTTTTGTTCAGCTTAGCGGCACACTACCTATGCGCGATAGAAAAGATTGCGCCGGGGGTGGTAGCCCGATCGAAACACAGGCGCACGACAACCGCGCCAAGCGCGGTTTTTCTATGTCCGGGCGCAGTGGGGCCGCGCAAGCGGCGCCGTTTTCCCCTGTGGTTCGACGGTCTACCAACCTGCTGTTGCCCGGGCACCCGTTTGGTAGCGGCCCCGGGTTCATCTGAACCGCAGGAGGCTCGCATGAGCGACATCATTCCTTTCGACTTTGAAGAACAAGCCGTGCGCGTGCTGATGCGCGACGGTGAGCCGTGGTTCGTGGCGGCTGACGTGTGCCGGGTGTTGGACCTTGGCAACACCGCGCAAGCAGTCTCTCGGCTTGATGACGATGAAAAGGGTATCATTACTGCTGATACCCTTGGTGGCGCTCAGAAGACCACGATCATCGCCGAAAGCGGCCTCTATGCCCTCGTGCTGACCAGCCGCAAGGAAGCCGCCCGCCGCTTCCGCAAATGGATCACCGCCGAGGTGCTTCCGGCGATCCGCCGCACCGGGCGCTATGAACTGCCCGAGATGGCCGAGCCCACCCCGGCCCCCGCGCGCTTTGGCGAGGATCTGAACACCCGCGACTGGCTGGCGCTGATCCGCGAAACCCGGATCCTGCACGGGGTGAGCGCCGGGCGGCGGATGTGGGCGCTGTCGCCGCTGCCGAATGTGGCGGGGCGGGTGCTGGCGGCGGCGGACCCGGCCGAGGGCTGGGCCTGCCTTGACGTTCTGCTGTCGGCCGAGATCGAGGGCGAGGCGCTGGCCGCGTGGCTGCGGCGCGGCGAAGACGATGTGGCCTTGGCCCATGCCGGGCTGCGGCTGATGCCGAATGGCCTTTTCGTGGGGAATGCGGCCGCGGTGTTTGCGACCAGCCGCTTTGCAGGCGGGCAGCACCGGGCGGCGCTGTTGTCGCTGACGGGGGTGGTGCGCGATGAAACCGTGCGCACGCTGGCCGGAACGGCAACGCGCGGGCTGATCGTGCCGCTGGCGCTGCTTTTTGACGCGCAAGCCATGGAGGGCGATCATGCCTGACGCGGTTTTGCAAGACCCGATGCAGGTTGTGTTTGACGGCGCCGAAGAGGCACAGGATGCGCTGCGCCACATTGCCGGGATTGAAACGGCGCTTTTCCGGGCGCTTGAGCCAGTCTTTTCCCGGCTGCGCGACCATACCGAGGAAGACATGGTCTGGGCGCTGGTGCAATCGGTCAGCTGTTTTCGGCAGATGGCCGAGGTGCAGGTGCGCCGGATGCAGGATGCGAGCCTTGGACGGACAGGCTGAAATTCGCACTTGATTGCTTCGCCCCGGCTTTCCGGGGCGAAAAACTCTTGCAGTGCGGCAAAATCGTGGTAGCCCTATATGTTGTGGGGCACCCGTGCGCATAGTGCGGTCCTGCTGATGCAGCTCAAGCGCTGCCGCCCAGATGAGCGGATCATCAAGGCAGGGTCCGGAGATCCGGGCACCCCTTCCGAAAACTCGCAAAACATCGTCAGTTTTCATGGAGGGGAGCATGTCCCTTGAAGTGACGCAGCTTCACAAGCTGCAATATGCGTCGTCGGTTGCCATGGTCGCACAGCAGACCATGAACCCGGTGATGAATGCCGTGACGCGCGCGCCGGCCAGCGGCGAAGCGCAATCGGTTTCGGATCTGATCGGCAGCATCGAATACAAGCGCGGCGAAGAAAAATCGCGCGTGAACCCGGAAAACCCGGTTACGGCGAGCCGTCGCTGGGCGGTGCTTGGCCCCTCGATCGAGAGCGGCCAGTACATCACCAAGGAAGACAAGTTCCGGACCGCGACCGACCCGACCTCGACCTTTGTCCGCGCGCATACGCTGGCGGTGAACCGGGGCTGCGCCGACATCGCGTTTGGCGTTTCGAAGACCATCGACGGCACCTATGAGGTGACCGAAGGCGGCATTCTGGGCATCGCGCGCGAAGGCAAGACGCCGGGCGTGGGCACCGCCCTGCCCGCCAGCCAGTTTCTGGCGAACGGCGGCACCGGCATGACCGTCGACAAGCTGATCGCCGCAACCGAGATGCTGAACCTGGCTGACTTCGGCCTTGAAGACAACATGGATCAACTGTTCTGCGCGATCACGCCGAAGCAGAAATCCGACCTGCTGCGCATCGCCGCGCTGTCGGGCACGGCGCTCAATGCCTTCGAGCTGAAGCAGATCCAGGACGGCAAGCCCACCACGCTGATGGGCGTGACGTGGATCTTCACCAACCGTCTGCCGTTGAAGCCCACCACTTCGGATATTCGCTACTGCCCGATCTGGGCGAAGTCGAACATCATCTATGCCGAATGGCAGGGCATCATCGGCAACATGTGGAACGACACCCACGCCAAGAACCTGCCCTACTGCCACGTCGACACCTATGCCGATGTCGTGCGCGCCCAGGACAAAGGCGTGATCGTGCTCGAGTGCAAGGAAAGCTGATCGGCCTGATCGCTGTGGCGGCGGGCTGATCTGCCGCCATTCCCCACCCCAATTCGGTAGCAGGAGGGCCAGATGGCCGTCGTCAAAGTCAAATCCAACCTTGTGCCGGATATCGCCGCCGGCACGCGGCCGGCCGACCCGGAACTGGTGCGCGGCCGCCCGATCGTTGCCACCGGCGCAATCGCCAACAGCGCCAGCGACAGCGCCGGGTCGACCTATCACCTGGCCGATATCCCGGCGCATGCAATCCTTGGCTCGGGCACCGCGTTTCTGGTCTCGGGCTGGGGCTTCGCCACCGTGTCGATCGGCACCCAAACCGACGTCGATGCGCTGACGCAGGTGCTGAAATCTGCCGGCGCCACGGTGCAGCCGATCGCCTTTGGCGATGCGAACCACGGCAAGCCGCTTTGGCAGGTGCTGGGCCTGGCAGCCCCGCCGCCTTCGGGCATGATCTCGCTTTACGCGCATGCGATTGCGGCGGCGACCGGCGCCGGGTCGATGAAATTCGAGATCCATTACCGCGATCGTTGATCCGCTTCGAGACCGGCCCGGGCGGATGCGCCCGGGCCTTGCGCATCGGGGAGCATCATGGCGCAAGCCTCTGCCACATCCGTCATTGTCAGCCAGGCGTTCCGCTATCTGAAGCTGGCGCCGCCGTCGTCGTTTTCGGATGACAGCGACAAGGCGCGCGATGCGGCCCAGCTTTACCCCGTCGCACTTCGGGCCTGCCTCGAACTGGCTGACTGGTCCTTTGCGTCGTCTGTTGTTGCACTGCCAGAGGCGGTGCTGGGCGATATGGTGATTGCGGACCCGGATCTGCCCTATGCCTACACGCTGCCCGGTGATTTCGTGGCCATGCGCAAGGTGTTCGGTGACGCGCGCTGGCGCATCGACAAATCGCAGCTGCTGCGCGCCGATGCCCCCGGGCCGCTGATGATCCGCTACACGGCAATCATCGACCAGGAGGCGAAGCTTCCCGCAGCTTTTCGCATGGCAGTCGCGGCGCAGCTGGCGAGCTATATGGCGGCATCGCATGCCGAGGCGGCTACCGATGTGGAGCGGATTGCCGCCGAGCTCGATCGGCAGGTGACGGCCGCGCGGCGCGCCGATCGGGAAAGTGCGTCGCCGCAAGCCTATGATGATGACGAACCGCACGGCTGGTGGGCTGACGAGGTCACCAGATGACCCATGCCAACCTCGTGCAGCGGGCCTATTCTTCGGGGGAAGTTTCCCCCACGCTGCATTTCCGCCCCGACTATCAGCGCTTTCAGACCGGTCTGCGCGCCTGCCGCGGCTTCCTGCCGATGGTCGAGGGTGGCTTTACCCGCGCACCGGGCACCGTGTTTCGGGGATATTCGCGCGCCAATCTGCGCCCGCGCCTGATTTCGTTTCAGTTTGCCGCGAACGACGCGCTGGTGCTGGAATTCACACCCGGCATCATGCGCGTGTGGCGCTACGGTGTGCTGGTGCAGAAGGCCGATGGAACCGGCCCTTATGAGCTGGTCACGCCCTTCGATGCCGCGAGCCTGCCGGTTCTGTCGTGGGTGCAAAGCGCCGATGTGATCTACATCACGGATGGGCGCCGCGCGGTGCAGCGGCTGGCGCGCTATGCACTGAATAATTGGACGATCGGGCCTGCCACCTTCACCGGGCCTTTTCAGTCGCAAAACCTCGACGAGGCGGTGACGCTGATCGCATCCGGTGCCACCGGAGCTGTCACGCTGACCGCCTCTGCAGATCTCTTTCGCCCGGAACATGTCGGCGTCGCCTTCCATATCCGGGCCCAGCACTATTCCGGCATTCCGCTGTGGACGGGCCAGACCACGATGTCGATCGGCCAGATCGTGCGGAACGACGCCAAGCTTTATCGCTATGTGCGCCCGATCACGACGGGTGAGACGGCGGATTACAGCACGGGCACCATTGGCTTCAAGCGCTCCGGCGGATCGGTCAAGACCGGCGTGAACGCGCCGGTTCATGAGGACGGTACGCAACAGGTGTCGATCGACCCGCTCAACTGGTGGGAATATCTTGGCAAGGATGCCGGCATCGTGCGCATCACCTCGGTGACCGATGCACGGGTGGCCCATGGCACGGTGATCGAGCCGCTGCCGCCGAATGTCGTGACCGATACCACCTATCGCTGGTCGGAGGGTGCTTGGTCGGATCTGCGCGGTTGGCCGGCCTGTGTTGAAATCCATGAACAGCGGTTCGTGGGGGCGGGAACGCCCTCGGAGCCGCGCACTGTCTGGTTTTCGGTGGTGGGCGATTACGCGGACATGTCGCCCGGAACCGAGGCGGATGACGCGTTCGCCTATGCGATTTCCGGCCAGGCCAGCCTGAACCGGATTGTGGGCCTGAAGTCCGGCAAGCGGGCGCTGCATATCTTCGCGCTCGGGCAGGAGTTTTCGAGCCGGTCGGATGCGTCGGCACAGTATCTTTCGGCCACCACCGCGGTGTTTCGTGTCGACAGTGGCTATGGCTCCCGCGCGGTGCCGCCAATCGTGCCGGACGGTGACCCGATTTTCATCACGCGCGACGGTCGGCGCGTGATGACGGTGGGCTATGATTTCCAGCAGGACGCCAACCGCGCCACCGAATTGAGCCGGGCGGCGCAGCACCTGGGCGCCGAGGGATTTTCGGAAATCGCCTGGCAGTCGTCGCCCCAGCGCATGTGCTGGCTGCGCCGCGATGACGGTGACCTGGTGGCGATGCTCTATGAGCCTGCCGAGGAAGTCATCGGTTGGGCCGTGTTGCCTTGCGCCGGTGGCGACGTGGTGTCGATTGCCGTCACGCCGGCCGCGATTGCCGGCTTCGATACCGTCACGCTGGCGATCGAGCGCGAGATCGACGGCGCGACGGTGTGCATGATCGAGGAGCTTTCCGACGTGCATGCGTTTCTGTCCGGATCGGCGGGCCCCTTTGACGCCAACCATTTGTTCGCCGCGCTGCGCATCAGCGAGGCCGCGCCGCGGGCTACCTTTTCGCTTCCCCATCTCGTGGGCTCTGCCGTCTATGCTTGGACGGATGCCGGAGAGTTCGGCCCCCTTGAGGTGCCGGAGGGCGGCGAGATCACCCTGCCGTCAGCGGCCACCGCCGGGTTCATCGGCCTTTTCGATGCGACCCACTTCGCCGAGACGCTCGATGTGCAAGCGCCCTCGCCCATTGGCGACACGACGGGCAAGAAGCGGCGCGTAACCAGTGCCGCTGTTGCCCTGCATCGCACGGCGCAGGGTTATATCCGCGCGATCGAGCGCGACCCGGCAGAGGCCGAGCGTGCACGGGCGCGCACCGCGCTGCTGCGCGTGCCGGTGAGCTCGGATCTGACGACCCAGTGGAGTGGCATTGCGCCCGTGGATCTGGCCTGCGGCAACGCGGTGGCGATCAGCCTGCGGATCGAACCGCATGGCGCCGCGCCGCTGACCGTTCTGGGCATCGCGCCAAAAGTAGAGGTGACCGTGTAATGTGCTGGGGACCGCTTGCGCCACTCTTTGCCGGGCTGACAGGGGCCGGTGCCACGGCTGCTGGAGCGACTGCCGCAGCGGGCACGGCCGCGGCGGCAACAGCCGGGATCGGATCGACACTGCAAACGCTTGGCCTCGTGGCATCCGTAGGCGGATCGCTTGTCCAGGGCATCGCCGCGAACAAGGCAGCCAAGGTGCAGGCGGCGGCGATTTCCGAACAGATGGCCACGGAAAAGCAGCTCAATGCGACCGAGGACAACCGGCGCCGCGCGCAGTTCCGATCGCAGCTCGCGCAGCAACGCGCCGAGCTTTCTGCCCGGGGCGTGCAGGCTGACAGCCCGACCGCCCTGCTTTTGGGCCAGATCGGCGCGCAGGAAATGAGCTTTGAAAGCCAGGCGGTGCGCGCAGGCGGCGCCGCGCGGCAAACGGAACTCACCGCGCAGCGCCGCGCCGTGCTGGCGGATGGGGCAAACTCGATGCTGAAAGGCGTGTTCTCTGCCGCCGGATCGCTGGTCTCGGGTGCGCAAGATATCTGGCCAGGCCTGAAAGGAACCACGGCATGAGCCTGACCGTTCCGCAAGCCGGGGTGATCGCAGGGCGCGCGCCGAACATGGCGGCTGTGCCGGTGGTTGCGTCGGACGCCGGGGGCGCCGTGGCGGGCCTTGGCGAGAAGCTGTTGCAGGTGGGCACGGCGATCGAGGAAGAGCGCAGCCAGCGCGAAGTGGCCGCGGCAAAAGTGAAAGCGATGCAGGGGCTGAACGACCTGCGGCTTGAATTCGAACAAAGCGGCAGCCCGGATGACATCGACGCCAACTTTGGCCCCCGCGCGCAGGAGCTGCGCCAGCAGATCCTGGGCGGGCTGAGTGCGCGCTCGCAAGGCCCCGGCGCGGAAATGTTCGACGAGCTGCAGGCGGCGCACGGGTTCGAACTGGGCAAGCGGGCGATCGATCTGCGCCAGTCCGAGCGCATGGCGACCACGGCGCAGATGCAGCAAACGGTGATCACCACCGCGGGCAACGCAGGCGAAACCGGTCGCGCGGTCATGCTCGGGCAATGGGAAGACCACCTCGACGCCATGGTCGCCAACGGCACGATAAAGCCGGAAGACGCCCAAAAGCTGAAAATGGACACAGCAGCCGCGCTGGAAAATCTGGACGCCAGCAAGCTTCTGGACAGCGACCCGCAAGCATTGTTGGCGCGGCTCGACGATCCGAAAAATCCTGCCTACCCGAATATGTCGCCCGCTGCGCGCGTGGATCTGCGCGACCGCACTGTGGCCCAGCTGCGCGCGAATGCCGCCAAGGCCGAGGCGCGCGGCAAGGTGGCGGAAAAGGAACGGCTCGCCAATGCCGCGACGCGGCTGAAAGACGGGATCGACAGCTATCGCGCCGGGCGCCCCTTTGCCGATGCCGAAACCGTGGGGGCGATGCTGGCCGATCCGACGATTGCCGCCCTGCCCGAGGCGCGGGAATATGCCCATGCGCAGGCGCTGGCAAAGGCGATGCCGGAATTCACCAGCCTGCCTTTGGCGGCGCAAAAGCGCATTCTGGCCGAAGAGCAGAAATCCGCGATTTCGAAAGGCTATGAGGCCAATCTGGCAGAGGCCATGCAATCGGCCGTGAGCGCCGCCGAAGAGGGGCTGGCGAAAGACCCGATCAGCTATGCCGCAAAGATGGATTGGATGGATGCCAATCCGTTGCCCGACCCGGTGGCGGGCGGGGCCGACGATTTCGCCACCGCCTTCGGGGCGCGCGCCCGTGGCGTCGATACGCTGGTGAGCAACGGCTATCTGCCGAAGGCGCAGTATTTCACCCCCGCCGAGGCCGAAAGCCTGAAGGCGGCAGTGGCGCCAAGCAACAGCCCCGAGCAGCTGGTGAAACTGTCGAGCGCGCTCGCCGCCGGGTTCGGCGAAGATGCCGATGTGGCCGCAGCCCAGATCGGCGCCGATCCGGTGTTCCGCATGGTGGGCGGTATGCTGGCGAATGGCGGCAATGAGGGCGTGGCGCGGCGCGTGTTCAACGGGCGCCGCCTGATGGAAACGAAGGACATCCAGCTGCCGCAGGAAAAAGCGCGCCGCAGCCTGTTCTTCAAGGAGTTCTACGGATTGTTTTCCGATGGCACCGTGCAGGGAGAGCCGGACGAAAAACCGGTGCGTGATGCGATCATCGCCGCCACGGATGCGCTTTATGCCGCCGAAACCTTCGATGACAGCTATGTGCGCAAGAGCGGATCCGACCCGATCCTGATCGACGAAGATCGATGGAGGGATTGCCTGCACAAGGTTCTGGCCGGATCTGGCGGATTTGACGACGATCTGGCGACGGGCGGCGTGCAAAAGGTGATGGGGCAAATCACCCTGATGCCGCGCGGCGTTTCCGGCCGCGCGCTGGAGCGCAACATTGAAACCGTGGCGAAAGCCGGGCCGGATGCGTGGAAGGCGATTTCGGCCAGTGACAGCGTGCCGCTGGTGGGCGGGGTTCCGGTTTCGGACGGTGATCTGAAAAGCTGGGGCGGCTGGCAGCTGAGCCTGACGCCGCTTTATAACGGCCAGTTCGCGCTGCAAACGCTTGACCCGACCACGGGCCGGATGGCCGTTCTGACCGACGCCAAAGGCGCGCCCTACCGGATCGACGCCGCCAAGCTGGCAAGCTTTGGGGGCGGGCAATGAACTGGCCGCTGAAACCGCGCGACCCGGAGACGTTGCCGAAATTCGAGGGCACGTTTCCGGGCTGGTGGGAAACCGCTTCCGCGGGCGCGGCCCGCGATGTAGCCGACAGCAACTATTGGAACCATGATCGGTATATCGAAGCCGAAATCATGGAAGACGCCTACAAGGCGATCAAGGGCGAGAACTTTGCGAAAGAGCCCGGCTATGTGAAAGGGATGCAGGATTACGGGCTGCTCAGCGGCGACGCTGGCCCTGCCAACCCGGATCCGCGTCTGATGCAGCAATTCGCCTTTCAGATGTCGGATGACGAAATCTTCGACATCGTAAGGGAGCGCCGCCAAACAGACCCTGGGGCGTTTTATCCGCTTCCCGCCAGCCGCGAAGAACTGGAGCGCGAGAAGAACCGGCGCCGCCAGATCGAGCTGGATGATGCAGATGCAGTGCTGCGCTATTCGAGCCACGGCGTCGCGCGCTTTGCCGGGTCTGCCGCGGTCGCGCTGACCGATGAATGGTCGCTGCCCCTGCTCTTTGCGGGCGGCGGAACCGGCACCGGCTGGAAGGGCATGGCGAAGTTCATGGCCTCCGAAGCCGGGATCAACATGGCCGCCGAAGTGCCGATGGCCTTCAAGCGCCGTGGCGTTGCCGAAGAAATGGGGCGCGAGGTAAGCGCCGGGGAAACCGCAGGCCAGATCGGGCTGGCCGGGGCGGCTGGTGCTGCCTTTGCCGGTGTGCTGGGCGGCGCGGGCCGGGCGCTGTCTTACGTCATGGGGCGCAAGCAGGCGGAAAATGCGGCAATGGCCGCCGAGGGCGCTGGCCTGCAGGGCGAGCTGGCCGCAGATGCCGCAGAGGCCGCAATGCGCAAGGGGCAGGAGCCGCCCGTTCATGCCGCCGCCGATGGCCTGCCCCCCGTGACACCGGATGCGCCCGCAAACTGGCAGGCGATCCGAGGCGGGATTTTTGCGGGAGAGAGCGGTGGCGATTATGACGCGCTGTTCAGTTTCTCGAACCGGGCAGGCGGGCCGTTTTCCGGTGTGAAGCTGACCGAGATGACGGTGGATGAAGCCATCGCCTTTTCGGCCCCGGATGGCGCCTATGGCCAGTGGGTGAAGGGGAAGATCGGCCGCGTCGCCACGCCGATGGGTGCCTATCAGATTGTCGGATCGACCCTGCGCGATGCCAAGGCTGCGCTGGGGCTGAAAGGCAGCGAAAAGATGACGGCCGCGCTGCAAGAGCGGCTGGGCCAGTGGATCTACCGCGATCAGGGCACAGGTGCCTGGGTCGGCTATCGCGGCCCGAACGCCGAGTTCCGCCCCGGCACGAGCGGCGCCTATGCTGGCCCGTCGCGCGGCAGTGACACTGGTGGCCGACGCGATTTCTCGACCCGTGTCGACGAGGTGGTGACGCCGGGCGGCACCCGCGTCCCGGTGCGTTACCGTGTCGTCGACGCCTCGGAACTGAAGGCCGCGGCCGGAGATCTGCAGCCGCGTGACCGCTCTCGCGCGGCCAGCGACGAACAGATTGCCGAAATGGCGGCGCGGCTTGACCCTGCCCGGCTGATGCCCGCGACCGAGGCAGACCGGGGCACGCCGATCATTGGCCCCGACATGGTGGTGGAAAGCGGCAACGGCCGGGTAGCGGCGCTGAACCGGGCCGCGACCGAAAACCCGGAAGGCTATGCCGCCTATCTCAAGGCGGTGCGCGAGCATGCCGAGATCCCCGAGGGGGTAACGCGCCCGGTTCTGGTGGCCGAGCGCACCAACACGTTCACCCCCGAAGAACGCCGCGCCTTCGTGCGCGAAGCGAATACCAGCTCGATCGCCCGCATGGCGCCCAGCGAACAGGCGCGGCTTGAGGGCGATTACCTGACCGCCCGCAGCTTCGATGCCTATCAGCCGGGTCGCGGCCTGAATGCCCCGGAGAACGCCGGTTTCGTGCGCACCATGCTGGCGCTGATGCCGCAATCGGAACGCGCCGCGCTGCTGACAGCCGAAGGGCGGCTGAACATCGACGGGCTGCGCCGGATCCGTTCGGCGCTGTTTGCCCGCGCTTTTGGCGCCGATGATCTGCTGCGCATGGCGGCCGAGACGGAAAGCCCTGCCATCGAAAGCCTGCTGCGCATGCTCGAGGATCTGGCGCCTGATTGGGCGGCGTTCCGATCGATGATCGAGGCGGGCTATGTGCGCGCCGAATTCGACATCACCGATGCGCTGATGGATACGGTGCGCCTGATCGCCAAGGCGCGAACCGAGAACCTGGACGGCCAAGGCGTTCTGGCCGCGATCCGCGACCGGCTGGCGCAGGCCGATCTGTTCGGCGATCGTGACCCGCTGGTGGAAGCGCTGATCGGCGCCTTCTTCAAAGGCAAGCGCGCCCGCCCGGCCGAGGCGGTGGGCGAGATCCTGCGCCGCTATGCGGCCGAGGCCGCCGTGGTGGGCCGCGCCGACATGGCCGATATCTTCGACGCGCCGGTGACGCCCGCACAGGCGCTGGCGCGCGCCGTGGAGGGCTTCGACGGGCGCACGGCATTCACCCCCGCCAGAACGGGAGATGTGAGCGGTGACGCGCCGGTTGAGCCGCTGGGCGATATTTCGGCATTCGACGCTGCGCGGTTCACCGACGGCGCGGAAAGCCCGGCAGTTGAGCGGGTCGTTGCAGCGCTCGATGCGGACATGAAATCGTGGCTGGGAACGGATGCCCGCGCCAACGCGGAACTTCAGGCCGATATCGGAAAACCGATATCGGACGCCACCGAGTTGGACGCGGCGCAGGACAGCTGGTCGATGCGCCGCGACACGGCTGTGCCGATTGGCCCGGCAGGCGAAGGGGGCACGGTGCCGACGATCACCGTGGGTGACCTGCTCGACGATCTGCAAGCCGATACCGACCTGATTGCAGCCATGACCAGCTGCGCGCTGAAAGGGGTGTTCTGATGGATTTCGACGCTTGCTTGATGGCAGCGAAGGCGGCGGGAAAGGTCGATCCGGCGCGCGCCGACATGGCGCAGAAGGAATACCTCGATCTGGTTGAGCGCTACAAGCTGAGCGAGCGCATGACGGAGGCGGATGCGCGCATTGCCGCTGGTGATGAGGTGGTTGCCAGCTTCACCAGACGCGCAAAAGCCCGCCAGCACTATGAGCTGAAACGGCTGCAATGGATGAAAGAAAAAGGCCCGCGCTATGCCGATGCCGAAAAGGGACCGGCACAAATTCAGGAAGACCTGTTGATGGCCGAGCGCGAAGAGGCGGGGCTGAAACGCCAGTTCCTTGGCGGCATCACGGACTTCATGAACGCGCACGCCCGCAACCTTATTGGGGAGGTTCGTCAGCGATCCAGCCTGCGCGATGTGGTGCGAGAGTTGTTCGGCGAGAACAGCGGCAACGCGACAGCCAAGGCGATGGCCGAGGCGATCTTGAAGCAATACGAGCGCGCCCGCAGCCTTGCGAACAGCTACGGCATGGACATTCCGAAGCTGGACGATTGGGGCCTGCCGCATACGCACAACTGGGCCAAGATCAAGAAGGCCGGTTTCGAGGCATGGTTTCGCGCGCTCTATACCAACCTTGATTGGAGCCGGATCGAGAATTTCGACACCGGAAAGCCCTTTGCCGTTGCCAAGGGGGCAAAGCCGCTTGAGGCGGATGCGCGCAAGTTCCTGCAAGAGCTTTACGGCAACCGCACCCGGCATGGCTGGCTGAAGCGCGAACCGGGCATGAGCTTCGGCGCAGCCGGGCTAAAGAATGCCCGCACTGGGCACCGCGTGCTGCATTTCAAGGATGCAGATGGCTGGATGGCCTACAACGAACTTTTCGGCGCGGCCAACCCTTTCGAGGCGATCATCAACCATTTTGGCGGCATGGCGCGCGATATCGCCTTGATGCGCCGCTTTGGGCCGAACCCGGCCGGGGGCTTGGAATTTGCCGTTCAAACGGCGGAAAAGGCCATCGAAATGGCGGGTGGCCCGAAGGCGGAAAAGCGCCTGCAAAAACTGCATTGGCGCGCGAAGCTGGCACGCGGAACGATGAGCGTTCTGAGCGGCCGCGCCAATGACCCGGGCTCCGAAGTGCTTGCCGCGATCGGCTCCGACGTGCGCAACTATAACGTGGCAAGCATGCTGGGTTCGTCGCCGCTGACGATGATGACCGACATTCCAGCCATGGCCTTCAGTTCGATGGCCGCCGGGATGAGCCCGTTTTCGCCGATCAAGGAGCTGGTGAAGGAAACCTTCCACCTGACCACCCTGGGCATGGACGCGCAAACGGGCCGCGAGCTGGGGTTCATCCTGGAGCGAACCCACAGTTACAACCAAGGCCGGATCTCGGCAGACCGCGATATCTGGTCGTCGAACTGGAGCAATTGGCTGAGCGAAACGGCCATGCGCTTCAATGCGATGACCTATATCGACAACCGCGAACGGATGTCGATGTTCGCCGCGTTCGGCGCGGATCTGGCAAAGCTTGCGGATCGCAGCTTCGACAAGCTGCCGCGCAACACGAAAAACCTCCTGCGCAACCGCGAATTCACCCCGGCGGATTGGGACGCAGTGCGCGACAGCGGCGCGATCTTCACCGACCCGGTGGGCGGCAAGCACATCAACCCGAAGTGGTTTTTGGAAAACACCAGCCTGCCACGTGCCGAAGCCGAAGAAATCGCGATCAAGCTGGGTGGGGTCATCGAAGACTTTGTGGAAATGGCGCTGCCCACGCGCAACGCGGCAGCAACAGCCGCGATGACGGCGGGAACGGCGCCGGGCACGTTTTGGGGCGAGTTCATTCGATCCGGCAAGCAGTTCAAATCCTATCCGGTGATGATGATGATCAATGTGCAGCGCCGCGCGCGCGACGTTGGTGGCGCGAGGGGGCTTGCCTGGGCCGCATCGCTGGCGGCGGCGTCGACATTGTTCGGGGCGTTCTCGCTGCAGTTGCGCGAAATCATCAAGGGCCGCGACCCGCGCCCGATGGATACGCCGGAGTTCTGGATTGCGGCCTTCCTGCAGGGCGGATCAATCGGCATTCTGGGCGATTTCCTGACCAGCGCCACCAGCCGCACCGGGGGCGACTTGGCCGAGGTTCTGGCGGGACCAACGGTTGGCCTGATCGCCGACGCGATGCGCGCCAACGGCCCCAATGTCGTCAAGGCTTTCCAAGGGAAAGAGACGCATTTCGCCAAGGACAATGCGAAGTTCGTGCTGCGCAACAATCCGCTGGCGTCGAACTGGGCCATCCGCACGGCGTTTGGGCGGCTGGTCGAAGACAACATGCTGCGCTTCATCGACCCCAGCGCCGAAGCAGATTTCCACCGCTACATGCGCCAGCAACAACGCGACTACGGCACGGGCTTCTGGTGGCAGCACGGCCAAAACAAACCCTCACGTCTGCCTGACCTTGGGAATGCCTTGGGAGGCAATCAATGACGATCGACGCATTCGAACAGGCCGCTGAACACCCCGTGATGGGGATCGGCCCCTATACGATCCCGCATCCCTATGCCGATGGCGCCATCACGGTGAGCGTGATCATCGACGGGGCGCCGGTGATGCTGGCGAGCACGGATTACACCGTGACGCCCGCCACTTCGGACAGCGAGGGGAATGTCTATCTCACTGTCGCGGCCGCGCTGGCGCATGATGGTCGCAAGCTCTGGATCGACCGCGAGACCCCTGCCCTGCAGATCTGGGAGGCCCGGAGCGGCGAGCGCGAGGTGGGCATGGAGGCCCAGCTCGATCGGCTGACCATGGCGCTGCAGGAGCTGCAGGCGCGCGCAGGCGGCGCGGTGCGCGTGCGCGGTGCGATGGCCCCGGTAGTGCCCAGCCCCGGCCATGTGCTCGTCTGGGGCGATGGCCGGGTGGACGCAGGCCCGACCGTCGACGAGATCGCCGCGGCCGAGGGCCACGCGGAAGCCGCGCTGGCTGCCCAGATGCAAGCGCAGACGGCGGCCGCCACCGTGCCGCTGCACCGCGCCGTTTTTGCCGATCTGGCCGCGCTGACGCCCGCCCAGCTTGCCGTGGGCAGCCGGGTGGTGGTGTTCGCGCTTTCGGGCACCGTCTTCGAGCGCGTCGCTTCGGGCGGGGATCTGGATTACAGCGCCTCCGGCGGCGTGCGTCTGTCTGTTCTGGCGTCGACCAACCCCATTCCGGTCGAGGCGTTCGGCGCCGTGCAGGCCCCGACGCTGGGCGTTTACACAGACAGCGCCGCGGCCTTGCAGAAAGCGCTGAACTGGTCGGCGGCGGGCATCGGCCGGAGCGTCTATTTCTCCGGCGATTATGCGATTGCCACCACCTTGGTCATGCCTATCGCGGCCAGCGTGGAGGCGCATCGCAATGCGATCCTGCGCCCCCTGCCGGGGGGCGGTGGCCCGTCGATCGGCATCATTGCCGTATCCGGGTCGATGCTGGGCTGGACCTGTCTGCCCCAGCTGCATCAGTTTTCGGGATACGGGATTTCCATTCGGGGCACCGATCTGGCTCATATCTACATTCCCGAATGCCACAGCTGCGGCTGCGCGATCCAGCTGGCGGCGACGGCCGCCGACAAGAACGTGTTGAACACGACCATCGAATTCGATGCGATCGCAAATTGCGGCGCCGTCATCGAGATCTCTTCCGAAACCTCCGATTGCGTCATTCAGGGCATCTCCATTCGCGGGAATTTCGTGACCGAGGCCACAACCTTCCTGCGCCGGGTGGGCGTGGCCTGTTCCGATGACGGGCCTGAGATCAACATGATCGCCATCGACTTCACGCACGGCGGCGGCGCGTTTTGCGACAACCAGATTGCGGGCCATGCTGTGCCGCGCCCGTCGGTGCGCATCAGCACCTGGCTGGGCGGCATCGGCCTGCTTGACGCCACCCCGACCCAGATCTTCAAAGGCCATTGGAATGGTGCCCAAATCGATTTCTGCGATGCGCAGATCTTCGATGAGCGGCATCTCACGCCGGACCTTGTCGCCGCGTCGAGCTGGCGCATCCGTGCCGGTCTGTCGCTTGGCGGAGCCGTGACGCTGGTGCCGCTGGGCACGGCGCTTGCCGGGTTCAATGGCGGCCACATGCTGTTCCAGACCGTGTTTCTGGCGAAGCTCACGCTCGCCGCGCCGCTGGCCGCCGGGGCAACCTTTGGCGCGTCCTTCTTCCACTGCCTTGCGGATGGCTCCTACCAGCATTTCGACGCGATGCTGCAGCAGGGCGTGACGGGCGTCATTGTCGAGGCTGTGCACGATCAATCCGCCACCGTCTCCGGCCGGGTGGCCGTGGTGCTGCGCAACGTCACTGCCGCCGCGATCCCGGCGGGCACCACGATTTACATCGCCGTGCGGCGAGACTGAGGGGCACATGATGCAGGAACTGAAGGACTGGTGGGCGGTGATCTTGGGCGTGATCGGGCTCATTTCTTGGGCGCTGCGCGTCGAGTTTTCGGCCAAGACCAACGCCGCGGAAATCCGCCGGATCTGGCACCAGCGCGACGAAGATTTGCGCGCCCAGAAAGAAGCGCGCGAGACGACGAACGCGATGCTGCGCGAGGTGCGCGACGACATCAAGGAACTGATCGGGAGGGTGGCGAAATGAAACTTGTGTCGGACTGGCGGCGGGTTGTCGCGAGGTCGTTTTCGTTCTGGGCGACGGTGGCGGGCGTCGTCGCCCTGGTGGCGCCCGAGCTGCGCTATCGGCTGACCGGGATCGACACTGATCCTTACATGATGTGGCTGATTGCGCTTGGGCTCTTGCTCGCCTCTCTGGTCGGGCGGCTCGTCGAGCAATCCGGCCGCGCCTGGGTGGATCATATCCGCCTTTGGGCCACGGTCGCGCTGATCGTCGTCGTTTCGGCCGTGGCGACGCGCGCCGACGATGCCGCGCAAGCGCAGGCGAGATACGCTGCGCAGGAGCCCGCGACGCTGGCGATCCTGCTGCCGATGCTTGAGCGGCATGAGGGCATGGTGCTGGTTGCCTACCGCGATCCGGTCGGCATCCCGACGATTTGTGCGGGATCGACAGCGGGCGTGCAAATGGGGATGCGCATGACGCTGCCCGAGTGCCGCGCCCGGTTGCGCGCCGATGGGGTGCAGCACCGCAACGGGCTGCGCCGCTACTACACCGCCGAGACGATCATGCTGCGCCTGCCGCCCACGCGGGACGCGGCGTTCTCAAGCCTCGGGTTCAACATCGGTGTGGATGGCTGCGGCCGATCGACGGCGATGCGTCGGCTTAATGCGGGCGATGTGCCGGGCGCCTGCGATGCGATCACCTGGTTCAACAAAGCCGGGCGGCGCGTGATGCGCGGCCTGGTCGTGCGCCGCGCAGATGAGCGCGACAAGTGCATGATCAACACCTGAAAGGACGTCGACATGACCAACAAGTTCCGTGATCATCCCATCGGCCTTGACGGCCCTGCCCTTTCGGCGCGGGCGATCACGCCCAGCGACAGCGCGGACCTGACCGTGCCGGTGCGCGCCATCACCATCGGCACCGCGGGCGGCACGATCCGCTATACCCATTCGCGCACCGCCGAAATTTGCACCACCGGGCCGCTGCCGGTGGGCAGCTATTCGATCTGGGCGAGCCGGATTTGGGCCACCGGCACCACCGCCACCGGCTTGACGGGATGGGAGTGATGTTCGGCCTCGGTCTCTCTGCCATGTTCGGAAGCGGTGGCGGCGACGGCGTTTCCGACTACGAAATCAACACGGATGTCATCATCCTTGCCTATGGTCAGAGCAACGAACAGGGGGCAAACCTCACGGGCAACTTGATCGACGCCGGTCTTGATCAAGACGCATCGGGGCGCATCCGCCGTTGGGATGCAACGGGCGGCGTGGACGTCGCGGCGGTGCAGCCGTTGACAGGGTGGCCATCGGGATCGCAGCAAGCGCCGCTTCGCGCGTTCAAGCTCGCGCAGGAGTTGCTTGCACGGCAGAACCCCGCAAAGAAGGTTGTCATTGTCAACTGTGCGGTTGGAGGGGCGAAGCTCACGGGCGGTTCGCTTGGGGTGGGCGGCGCCACGTACACGACGATGATTTCGAGAATGACGGCGTGCCTCGCGGCATTCCCCGGAGCGCGCGTGTTTATGTCGTGGACGCAGGGCGAAGAAGACGCGAACGACGCGGTTACTGCGGTTAACTACACGACGGCGTTCAACAATATGTTGGCGGGCGTTCGCGCCGTGGCCGGGGCGGCAGCGATGGAAGTGTTCTTGCACCAAATGGTGCCAGAGCGTTTTTACGGCGCGCTCGCCGACCTGCCGTATCGGCAGGTTATCGACGCGGCGCACAAGGCCATCCCGCTCAACACAAGCGGGTGTATCTATGTCCCGGCGTCGTTCGGGACGCAGATCGATCCGGTTACGGACCCTTCGCACTTCACCGCGCAGGGGCACCGCAACGCAGGCACTCGGGCGGCGGCGTGGCTCAACCGCATAGCGGCGTGGCAAGCTGCGGCGCCCGCTACGCCCGCCGCGCCTGTGCAGTCGTCGGACGGCGTTATCACGATCACGGTGCCGGACCCGCAACCGCCTGCGTACGTCGTGGAGTACCGGGCGGCGGGGTCTACGGGCGCGTACACGGAACAGGTTGTGTTTCCGCAGACGTGGGTTGCGCCGGGCGACACGTTTAGCGTCACCGTTGGCGGATCGGGCGCGCGCGAGGTACGCTTGCGGGCGCGCTCATACGCCGGGACGTCAAGCCCGACGGCGAGCATATCGGTCGGGACGGCGGCACCCCCGGTGAATACCGCGTTGCCAGCGATCACCGGAACGCCGACCGAGGGGCAGACGCTCACCGCCTCTACCGGGACGTGGACCGGAAGCCCGTCGGGCTACACCTATGCATGGGAGCGCGGCGGGACGCCGGTAAGCGGGGCGACGGCCTCGACGTACCTCTTGCAAGCGGCGGACGTTGGCGCGTCTATGACCGTAGTCGTCACGGCCACGAACGCGGACGGAAGTACCTCGGCAGGGTCAAACGCTGTCGGTCCCGTGGCCGCCGCGCCCTCGGATTGGTGGACGGCGAACGCTTACATCGATCTGGATTACGAGAACGACCGCGCCTATGTCAACGGCACCGCCTATGCCTCGATTGCGGCGGCGCGGACGGCGGGCGCTATCGTGCAGACAGGTGGCATAGACAGGGTGGCGCTGCCGACACTCGCCGCCTCTTATGCGATTGCGGCCACAGGCGTTACGGGGTCTGTGCTACCCGGATCGTCCCTTCCGCAGTATTTGGTGGCTATAGACGACGGGGCGGACGGCGCAGCCACGGACCAGCTTCTCGCGTTGACATGGTCGACCACGGGCGGCAATGGCTACGCAAACGTAGTCATGTATACCGGCGGAACGTCGCAGCTAGCCGCTCTTCCGAGTTCGGCCACAAGCATCTTGAAGGCAGTAAGTACCGCGTGCCGTCTCGCCGCCCGCGCGAAGGCGAACAGCACTATCGTGTCTGTAGACGGGACGACGAGGGGCACGGATACATCATGCACGCCGACAGCGGCGACACAGCTTGTGGTGGGCAACCGCGACGACGGCCTGCGCAGCTGGGCGGGCACCATCAGGCGCATCGTGTTCGTCAATGCGGAACTGACCGAGGCGCAGCTGAACGGGTTGCTGGCATGACAAAAGCGGTTATCTCCATCGCCGATTTGCGCGAGCGGCTGCGAAGCCAATCGCGGCCGGAACACCCGCTCGACGCGCTCGAGCCGCGCCATCTCACGGCGCTGTTGCTGGACTGCGGGTATAGCCCCAGAACCGCGTCAGACGCTGCCGAGATCATGTATTCCGGCATGGCCTCGATCCGCCTGGGTCGACCGGTGCCGCCGCGCTGGGGCTGGGGAGACGGCCAATGATCCGGCTCAATCCTGTGCAGCTGGCGCTGGCGGCCCTGTGTGCGCTCGCGATCGGCGTTGCGGCTGTTCAGACGCTTCGGCTTGAGCGCGCAACGGCATCATTCGCACAACAGCA